GGCAAAGAACGGAAGATCACGGACTCTCCGGCGGTGATAGAGGGCGTCCTGAGCCATGACCAAGCACCCGTCAACCTCTGCTTGAGACGTTTTGAAAAAACTTTAGATATTGACTTTCATTTTCATATAGCTATAGTCCGTTCCTGGATATGACCCTTTTTCATGGACGGCTTCATGACTCCTTCTCAGATTTTTTCAGCGCTCCATACGCTTCTTTCCGCTCACCAACCGGTATTTCTCTGGGGCGCACCGGGCGTGGGCAAAAGCCAGGTTGTGGCCAAAGTCGCTGCGGATCGCGGCATGGCCCTGCGTGATATCCGTGCGGTTCTGCTCGATCCCGTCGATCTCCGAGGGCTTCCCCGTCTTGAAAACGGACGCGCGGAGTGGTGTCCGCCCGCTTTTCTTCCGGGACCGGACGATTCGGAACAGGGCATCATCTTCCTTGATGAACTGAACGCTGCGCCGCCATTGGTTCAGGCCGCCTGTTACCAGCTTGTACTGGACAGGCGAATCGGGGAATACCGTCTGCCCGACGGCTGGAGTATCATAGCGGCGGGCAACCGCGAAAAGGACAAGGCCGTTACCCACCGGATGCCTTCCGCACTGGCGAACCGCATGGTGCACCTTGAATTTGACGTCTCGCCTGATGACTGGATCCTGTGGGCACAGCAAGCGGGCATCAGACGGGAAGTAATCGCTTTTCTGCGATTCCGCCCCAAATTGCTCCATGACTTTGATCCGCTCTCCTCCGGCAAGGCGTTCGCCTCTCCTCGTTCATGGGCTTTTCTATCAGGCATTCTTGATGCCAACCCTGATCCGGATGTGGAATACGAACTGTTCCGTGGAACGGTGGGGGACGGCGCAGCTGCGGAATTCATGGGATTCCTCCGTGTCTGGCGCGGGCTCCCCTCAGTAGAAGACATCCTTGCCAATCCGGCTGACGCTCTCGTGCCCGATGACCCGGCAGCGCTATATGCCGTGTGCGAAGCCCTCTCAGAAAAAGCCGCCGATGGAACGGTCAACGCCCTTGTGACCTACGCCGGACGCCTACCCTCCGAATTTGGTGTCCTGCTCATGCGTGACTCAGTATGCCGCGACGAGCGCATTGTCCGCACATCCGCCTTCGCCGACTGGGCTCAAGCCAACGCCCATGTATTGATGTAACGTTATGACAGCACTCGAACGGCAAGCCCATCTCGCCATGATCCGCGCCCGTGCGGCGCTCGTGCTGGACCATCCGTTTTTTGGTTCCATCGCCCTGCGCTTGACGCTGCAACCTGATCCCACATGCAGCGACCTCTGGACCGACGGGCGCACGCTCGGCTTCAATCCGTCCTACGCAGCCGCATTATCCGAGGCCGCGCTCATAGGAGCACAGGCACACGAAGTCATGCATCTGGCTTGTGCCCATCACGTCCGCCGCGAAGAACGCGATACAGCGCTCTGGAACAAGGCCTGCGACATTGTCGTCAACCAGCTTTTGCTGGATGCGGGATTCTCCCTCCCTCAGGGTGCCGTGCATGATCCGGCGTATGCCGGGTTTTCCGTTGAGGCACTGTATTCGGAGCTCGCCCGCCTTCAGGACGAGGCCCCCAATAAAGGTGCCAAGCGACCGGAAGCGCAGGAAGAAACCGAACAAACGGAAGGAGGCAGCGGGCAGCCGGGCGAAGGGAAAGGCCAAGGGAAAGGACAGAATGATCCCACCGAAGGCGAACGCGGCGAGGCCGAACTGTTGGGTGGACACGGAGCTTCTGAAAGCAGCCTGGACAAGGGGAAAGGGCAACGTGCGAAGCCCGTGGCCTTTACGGGAGAAGTACGTGATCATCCCGTATTGGACGGAGGCAGCGGGACAGCCCAAAAACAGGCGGAACAGGAAGCCGACATTGAACTCGTCCAGGCCATGCAACGCGCCAAGCATATGGGCGACATGCCGGCAGGCCTTCTCCGTTTGTTCCGAAAGCGGTTGCACCCAACGCTGGACTGGCGGGGCATCCTTCAACGCTTCCTCGAAAACTGTGCGGACGGCGACTCCACATGGACCACTCCGAACCGCCGCTATCTTTACCAGGGCATCTACCTCCCTTCGCGGCAGGAGCCCCGTATCCCCCATATTGTGCTCGCCGTGGACAGCTCCGGTTCCGTGGACAACGCCCTTCTTGAAATGTTCTGCACCGAGCTGTCCGGTATTCTGGAAAGCTACGACACGCTTCTGACCGTCTTGTTTCATGATACGCGGGTCCAATCCGCCCAGACGTTCACCCGGCAAGACCTGCCGTTGCGGCTGGCCCCGGCAGGAGGCGGCGGAACGGACTACAGGCCGGTTACCGCCTATATCGAGGAAAACGATCTCGCCCCCACCTGCATGATCTGGTTTACCGATCTGGAATGCGACAGGTTTCCAGAGGAGCCCGCCTTTCCCGTCCTCTGGCTCGCTGAGCAGCCGAACGGGACAACGCCCCCCTTTGGGGAAACAGGGTATCTCAAAGAACGTCCATCCGCCTAGCGACACAGGAGCAACGCCATGCATATTGAATGGAACATCACCAAGCGGCGCGGCAACATCCGCCCTATCCTTCATTACACGGTAACGCTTGAGGAACACGAACGGGAGTTAGCACTGCCGTTCATCCGCGTCGTTTCAACCATCCCTGAACCGCCCGACTCGTGGCAGGAGTTCTGCTATCCGGGGCAGCACGAACGTGCGGGGAATCCGGCATCCGGCAAAACTTATGATCTGGAAATCCCTTCCCACAAAGGACGCCTCTGGAAACAGAGCTTGCGCCTTCCTTGGCGCGAAGGAAACGACTATCCCGAAGTCGAACAATCATTCAAAAAATTGCGCGACGCTTTCGAAGCGGAATTGAAAGCGGCCTACGACAGCCTGCCAATGGATGAATCCAACTCTCTTGAAACCAGCTTTGACGCTCGCCGCTTCATCGCACCTGGAATTCTCGCGGAACGTTTTCTCATGCTCGCCAGAAACGCCAAGGCGTCCTGAACCGGCATAGCATTCGGAACGCATCTTGTTCTTATCCCATTTGGCGAAATTGGCTCCTTTGGGTTGAGGTTTGGCCCCCGGTGGCACGGGGGCCGTTTCAGTTACTCGGCTTCGGTCTGGAACGTTTCGCACTCGTTCAGTACGTCGAACACGACATCTTCGATGGAGGAGGAAAGCGTCCTGATGGTTTCTTCCATCGCTCCGCCGCGCAGGGCGTCCTGCATGTTTTCAAAGTGGGCGTCGAAGTCGTCGGGGTTGCACCCGCAGCCAATGAACTGGTCAAGAGCGATGTAGCGGATGAAGGCGGCGCGGAGGGAATCACGTTCGGCGATGAGGGTAGCGTTGTTCATGTTGTCTTCCTTTGGGTTAAATTGTTTAAGTTGTTGAAATCGCATGAATTATTAGTACCATAGTACCCTCGGTTGTAAAGAGAAAAAGCCTGTTTTTTCAATAAAATACATAAAAAAAAGCCCCGCGTTTCTGCGGGGCCTTCGGTCAGGCGGAAAGAGGGAGGCCGTACTGGTCGGCCCGCCTGTTCCGGGCGCGATCCTCCCGCTCCCGTGCCTTCACATCGTCCGGGAGCCAGTTCTTGCCGCGCGCGGCGGTCAGGTTGAAACGCTCCCAAAGTCCTTTATCTTTGAAGTACATATGCAGCGTCCCCTTTTTGTAGCAGCGCATCTCAAAGTAGGTGCTCTCGAACAGGACGCCTGAAAAATCGTCGCCGCATTCCTTGAAATGCTCCTCCAAGGCGCATACAGCCGTGCGCGGCACGGATTCCAGCTTTTTGCCCTCAAGAAAGGCCATCGCCCGGTCTATGTCGTTCAAATTCTGCCGGGAGTTGCCGTAGCTCACGTATCCGGAACCGCTGAACGTCACGCTGACGACGCGGGGCAGGACGACGCGCCGATTGACCTTCCACGCATCGTTGGTCTTCCAGCCCTCGACGTGGACGCGGTTCTCGTCGTAATAGCGGGTCATGAGGTCGAAGGCCTCGACCACGCATTGCTGCAATATGGCACCACGATTCAGGAAAATGGACTCGACGAGCGCGTAGACGTTCTCTTCGGAAAACGCCATGCGCTCGTTGCTCTCCAGTATCCTGTCGATCTCCTTCTGGACGCCGTAGGACGCCAGATTCCTCACATCGGTCAGGCGCAGGACCTCCCGCCATGCGCTCTTTTTCAATGACCGGACGAAGCGGTTGTACGCATCCTCCTGCGCCCTGCGGGTCGGCTTTTGCCGCATCAGTTCCTTGAGCGTTTCCCCGACCGTTTCCCCGCCGTCCGTGCCGAGCGGCCCGGCGTAGTGGGCAAGCTCCTGCGCCAGATGCGCGATCCGGACGAACAGCTCCCGGCAGCGCCCGTACTGCGCCACGAGGTTCCCCACGGTGTCCCGCGTCGCCACCTCGCCCTCGAACCGGGAACCGTCGCTGAAAACGGCGGCGCCCTCCTCGTCCGAGCCCGCGTCAAACGAGAACTTCGGCTCCTCCCGCTTCTTGCGCAGATGGACCATCGAGACGCGCACCTGCGTCTTTCGGAGCGCATCCTCCGCGAAACAGCTTCCCAGATGCTCCACTTCGCCGTGCTCCTCAATGATCGTGGCTAGCAGCTTTCGGTGCACCGTGCAGGGGGTCAGGAGCGTCTGCTCGTTGAGCAGGCACACGATGTCCCCGTGGTCGAGGATTTCCCATGCATGGAGCAGATGCGCTTCGCCGCTGGCGAACGGCGGGTTCATGAGGATGAGGTCATACTTCTCGTCCGGCCAGAACGTGAGGAAGTCCGTGCCCACCAGCGGATAGCCCTTGCCCCGGATCGCGGCCTGCAACTCCGGCTCGATCTCGATGCAGTGCACCACCTCACGGCAACGGTTGTAATAACGATCCAGCTTTCCCACGGCGGCATCGGCAAGGTCGCCCTTCCCCGCCGAGGGTTCGAGAATCGAGCGTCCAGAGAGCTTGCCGGCCTTGGCGAGCATCTTCTCCGCCACGCTGACGGGCGTCGGGTAAAAAGAGGCGTTGTACATGTTTGGCTCCTTTTCAAGTAACCTATTTGAATTACTTGATAAAAAGATACCATGCAGGCCTCGTTTGTCAACAAAAATGCATAATTTTCAATATGTTATATAAACACCCGGTTATCCCAATGGGATTTCCGGGGAGGAGTCTGCGCTGCGCGTCCGCAGAAACCGCGGCCATGCCCTCATTCAATGGCAAAAAGGGCACGGCCTGGCGGCATCCGGTCAGGAGTTACGCGGCACCTTTCAGCGCGGCGACTTCTGCCTTGAGCGCTTCAATCTGGGCCTGCTGTTCCTGCACGGCCTTGATGAGCGGGGCGATGAACTGCTCGTAGCGCAGCGCCTGCTGGCTGTCCGGGTCATCTTTGTTTTCAAGCACCCATCCGGCGAAGTCCACGCCGGGGGCCACGCTGTCCAGCGCCTCCCGCACCTCCTGCGCGATAAGCCCGTAGTGCGTCCGGGCGCCGGGGCGCGTTGTCACGGCTTCCCTGAGCTTCGGCTCCCGGCGCATGACCGGGCGCTCTTCAAAAATCGGCTCGCCGCGCTCGTCCGTGCCCACCCGCACCTGTTCCGTGCCGTCCTGCACGTCTACGAAGAGCGGCTCTCCGTTTTCGTCCGTCTCCTGTCCCATCGCCATGATTTTGTCACCTACGATGAGTCTGTACGCGACGGGGCGCAGGGCATTGATGAAGTCGAGGCCGAGCGGCGTATCTTCAATGTCGGTTTTCAGGCGGCGGTCGGAGCCTACGGTGACGGCGTTCGCGCTATAGATGTTGCGGACGGTAAATGTGCTGCTCCCGATATCATACGTATTCCCGGAAACGGGTTTGTAGTTGCCGACATTATCGATCTGCCAGCGTGATACGGAGCCCTCTTCCCCCTCCTTGGTCGTCGCAAAAATCATACGCCCGGGGACGGAACCCGTCGTGGGCGTACCGTCAACATAGGCAAGTATACGGGCCGCGTAGTGATTGAGATCAACACCGTCCGCAGCGACAAACGAAATGGCTCCAACGCTATCGTTCTTTTGCACCGCATCGATGCTGTTTTTCGCGGTACCTCTCGCTTTTGCGATATTGACGACACCGCCGACGTTGTCCTCGGAATGTCTGACGACTGTGAATGTCGCGTCATTGCCGGTGCCGTTGACCGCGAGACGTGCGACCGCGGTATTGCCGACATTGACTTCGTCGCCGTTTCCGGCGTCGAGGACGACGCGGCCGTTCGCGTTGACTGCGGCATAGCCATTGCCGGCATTCGCCATGTCGCCAGTTATCACTGGCTTCCAGGGAAGCCAGTCCCCCGCTGTCGATTTCGTGCGCCTGTATACGCGCCCGTTCAAAAGCCGCATTTCCTGCATGACATACGTCGAATAGCTGTCAACAGTCAGTATCCCACCGCTCCCCTCGGCGGGCCAGTTCGATACGGCATCAATGTTGAGGATGAAGTAACGTCCGTCAGTCGTATATTGATCGGCATTGGTCACCGATGCCGTACGCGTGCACGTGCCGACCTGTCCTTGCCCCTTCGCCGTTTTGCCGCCCGACAGAGCCACATCCTGCGCGGGCTTGGCGAACAGCTCGGAGTGCGCCGCCGGGTCGGTCTTGTGGTTCGTGGCGTTGGTGTTGACGGCCTTTGCCTGATTGATGACGTCGTTCGCGGTGGACGTGGCGGTGACCAGATTGTCGATAGCCTGTTGCAGAGTAGCCATTGTTCTCTCCCGTTAGTTGTTCAGTTCGATTGTGGAAAGGCGCTTGAGCGTCTTCATCTGTTGCAGCAGAACCCCCGTCATCGAGACGCCCATGTCCCGCATTTCTTCGACATGGCGGCGTTCGAGCGCCGCGAGGCCCGCTTCATGTACGGCGTTGTCCGTAGCCTGCGTCCTTTGCAGCGCGGACAGCGTCCGGTTCGTTTGCTTCGCGCCGGACTGGAGCGCGACGATGTCGGCGTCGTGCCGCCCGAGGCAGCGCACCGTCTTCATCTGTTCAGACTGCGCGCCTGTGAGCGTGCCGCGCATCTCGTCCAGATCGGCTTTCGTCGCGTAGACCGAGGAATCCACCTTGATCTCGATCACGGCGTCCGAACTGACGAGCACAGGGATGCGCACCGTGTGCTCGGTGGCGAGGCCGGACGACGCCAGCGACTTGTGGTACGGCGCGTGGTTGCCCACGACGAACAGCACCATGCCTTTGCTTGTCGTCGCGAAGATGCCGACCTCGCGTATCCACCAGCCGCCCATGTCCGCCGGGATGGTCGCCTCAATCCAGAACTGGCAGGGATTGACGCTGTCGACGTAAAGTCGCTCCACGGGACGACGGCAGACTTCATGCACCAGTTTCGTCGCAGTTTCGGACGGTTGCGGGACGCTGCCGTTGCCGTCGCCCACGGCGACGTGCGTCAGGCTGACCTGCGTCCCGGTTGTGCGTGCCTGCGCGTCGAGCTTGACGCCCGCATCGGTCAAAATGCAGCGGTATTCCGGGATGGCTGTGGCCATACCCACCTCCTTTTAGTGAATCGTCGCCATCGTGCACCCGGAGACGGCAAGAGCCGTCCGCGCGCCGAGCGCCGGGGCTGTGGTTTCAGGGTTGCTGGCCGCGTATTCGGCCAAAGTCCGCCCGACGGCGGCAAGCCCGTGCCGCAGGCTGAAGTCCGGGGCTTCCCCGGTCGGCTCCCACGGCTTTATCTCCGAGCGCGTCGCGCAAACCACGGCAAGGCCGTGGCGCAGGGGCAGATCAAGGTTCGTCGCCGTACTCGCGTGCCTGAGCCACGAGCGCACGTTTTTCTCGTTGGCCACGATGCGGGAGACATTGGCCAGCATGTCGTCGGACAGGCCGGAATCCGTCACGTCCAGTTCCAGCGTGAACGAATACGGCTCGCCGCCCGTCTCGAACCACTCGCGCACGGTGACGGGCATCCGCAACGCAATCTCGAGAGCCCGGCGCACGGCCCACGGCGTCCCACGGCGGCGGTGCAGCAACAGCGAGTTCCGCACCATCTCGCGCTTGACGTCCGGCCCGGCGGCGTACTCATAGCCGTCGACATGGAGCTGCCACGCGAGGCTGTCTAGGACATTCTCCGGCAGCGGGGAAAGCCCACCGGAAAGCTCCGCCAGCCTCGCCAGCGGCGCAAGCATCCCTTCCCCGCCAACAAGCCCGAGCCGGGCGAAGAGCAGCAGGCTGGGGATGGCGCCCACCGAGGCGGCCAGCGCCGGATCGAGCGCTTCCGAGGCCGCCCTGATGGTTGGATCGCCCGCTATGGAATCGGGAAGCAATTCGACGAACGGCGTGGAGCCGAGGCGACGGGAGGCCATCAGTCGTCCTCCACGCCGCCGAAGCGCATCTCCACGGCGGTTTCCCGGGCGATCTGGATCGGAGACAGCGCGGCGAACGCGGGGCTTTCCAGCTCCACGCGCTTGGCCCCGGCCCGCTCCATCAGGCTCGCCAGCCGCGTGGGGTTGATGTCGCGCCCCGGCTGCGAACGCTGCCACAGCCGGTACGTTTCCACGGCCTGAGCGACGGCCCCGGTTATGCCCGCCGTCAATGTCGCATCGGAACGGCGCAGGAACCATTTCCCGCGAATGGCGTACTCCACGGCGTCGGGCGCGCCCACGCGCACCTCGTCGGTCAGCGGGCGCACCGTCTCCCCGGACAAATCCTGTTTGACCAGCGCGATCATGGCTTCGTCCGGCAGTTCCCCGCCCGTCAGGACGAAACGTACATCCACCACGCCCGGCGTCGGACTGTGCACGGCGACGGCAAGGATTTCCTGGCTGACCGCCAGCGTCCGCGCCCGGTACGCCCCTTCGGAGCCCGCGTTGGTGTAGGTTTCCGGGGCCATGCGGATGCGCTCCCGCAGCCGCCCGTCGCCCTCGATGTCGGCCCCGGAGAGCGTGAGTGTCGTATTCCTGACCTCGGCAATGTAGGGGAGCGGATCGACGAGCGCGGCGATCTGGCCCGGCAGCAGCCCGTTGCCCTCGGCTCCCGCCGTCGCCGCCGTCACGGGCACGTCCGCGAACGTCGCCCCGACAGCGATGGCAGCGGGGGCGGACGTGGCGAACAGCGGCTTTCCGGACTGCGTGGTCACCCGGGTTCCCTGCGGCACGGGCACCTCGAAGCCCAGCGGCGAGGCCAGCGAGAACCGCACCATGCACCGCGCCGGCTGCGCGGGGATGCGGTACACGCCCATGAGCGCACCCAGGTGATCGAGATGCGCGCCCTGCGCATAGGCCAGCAGATTCTGTTTCCCGGCAAGGTCGATGAGGCCGTTCTGGACCGAAAGGATGTAGGCCAGCGATTCCAGAAACAGGCGCACCGGATCGCCCGGCTGGAGCGTCGTCCTGGAGATGGCCTCATACGCCGTGATGATGCCCCTCTCCGTCTCGCTGGCATCCTGCGGCGCGAACGAGGCGGAAGGCAGGGCCGACAAATCAACGGAAATCATGCAAATACTCCTTGCGGATTTCGACCGTGACCACGGGCGTCAGCTTCCCGTCAGCCGCGCCGGACGTATCCGTCCTGAAGGTCACGCTCTTGACCTTGATGCGCGGGACGCAGCGCTCCAGCCCCCGCCCAATCTCCGCGACGAGCAGCGGCCTCGACTCGGGCAGCGGCAGGTCGATCAGCTCCCACGACAGGCCGAAATCCCGGTCGAGCGGTACGCTTCCCTTACGTGTGGCCAGCGCCGTGCGGATTTCCTGCGCCAGACCGCGCAGGCCCGTCGCGCCGATTTCCACGGACGCGGGCACGCCCATATCCACGGTCAGTTCCATCAATTATACTCCGTGAGGTTCAGGGACACCTCGGCGCTCAGGGTCACGCCGTTGTGGAAAATCCGGTGCTGCACCTCCACGCTCCTGAGGATGTACAGCCCGTAGTAGGTCAGGCCGAGCACGAGCGGCACCTCCTCGCCGAGCACCGCCAGCTCGCGCAGGGCGTCGATCCGCATGTCCACGGTGAGCGCCAGCGGCGTCAGCGGGAAAAGCTGGACGGTCAGGCTGAGGGTGTCCAGATTGCGGCCCGTGTGCTGCACCTTCGGAAGCCCGGACACGCATTTGTGCTCGGCAAACTGGATCTCCCGCTGCTGCTTGAGGTCGCGGAATGTGGCCACCTCAGCGTCGGTCACGGTGAAAAAGAAGGTGCCGAGGACGCCCTGGTACATCATTTGGGCGCTCCGGTGGTCCCGCCGTGCGGACAGTCGTGGACATGGCTGAGGAAGGAAATGCCGTTCACGGTCACGTCTCCCCCGGTGACGGTTATGTTACCGCGATGCCGGATGTTCCCCTGCGTCGCGGCCTCCGTCCCCCCGCCTCCGGACCCGCCCATCGAGAGCGCGGGCGTGTTCAAGCCGATCTTCGCCGCCGAGGTCAGCTCCAGCGCGCCGCCAGCCGTTACCTTGCCGTTTCCTTGAAGCGTCACTTCAACATTTCCGGTCACGCTGGCCTCCACGTCGCCTCTGACCGAGGCCCTGAGTTTGTGCGCGGCGCGGTCGTACTCAAGCGTCGTGCCGTCGCTGAACGTCCGGTGGAACTTGTCGCCGCTCGACACGGGCGGCATCTGCGCCCCGTACATGGAGCCGAGCACGAAACCCTCTTCGAGCCCGTTGCCGAGGAACAGGCACAGCACCTGATCCCCCACGTCCGGCAGATCGAAGGCCATGTCCGCGCTGGCGCGGGGGACGAGCACGGGGAGCCACCCGGAGACGAGCTTCGCGGTCACGGTGTCGCGGAACTCCACCCGGACGCGGTGCTTCTCCGGCTGGCGGGACACGACGAAACCCACGCGGGCAAGTTCGTTCATCTTCATATCCATCAGTAATCCAGCGCCTTTTCCAGTTCGAGACTGGTCGTATAACCGCCGTCAGCCGAAAACGTGTGCGTCGCCTGGGCGATCACGTACTTCGAGTCGAAGCGGCCCCATCCCTGAATGTCCAGCACGGTGCCCGCCCGGAGCCGGGTGTCGCCCATGCCGGACAACGAGGCGGTCTGTTCCTTGCGGTTCTTGTCGCGCAGCTCCGCCTTCGCCATGCGCTCGGCCTGCGCCTGATTCTCGATCCGCTTGTTGATGTAGAGCACGCGCCCGGTCGTCGGCGGGATGTTCGGTTCGTACTGCGTCTCTATCGTCTCGGAATCCGCCGCTTTCGTGTAGCCGACCACGCATTGCGTGTAGATGCCCTCGGTCGTCCGCTTCGCCCGGAAGGACTGGAAGTCCAGCCCCTCGCCGGGGTCGGCCTCCGACGCCCGCCTGATGGCGATGGGCTCCAGCCGGTCCGCCGTCTGGCCCGCGTACACGACCACCCTGTCGCTTTTCACCGCAAGCCGGAGGCCCTGCTCCTTGGTGATGCGCTGCATGAACTCAAGGTCGCTCTCCTGCCGCTGCTCCACCCGCTCGTAGACCAGCTCAGGCCCGCGGTAGAGCGTGTCCAGCCCGGCGGCGCCGGCAATGTCCGCGATGACCGTGGTGATGGGCGTCTTCTCCCACGAGCGGGTCTTCTTCTGGAGCATGAGCGAGGATTTCACGGCGGCGGGCACGGCCTTGACGGTCACGGTGTCGCCTCCCTCCGCGCTCGACTCCAGCTCCATCTCGTCCACCTCGAACTTCCCGCAGGGCAATTCCTCGACCGCGCCGATCTCCCGCCAGTTCTCCGTGAGAATGCTGGCCTCGATCACGTCCCCGGTCTGCGGGAGCCAGTCACCTTGCCAGATGCCCTCGCGGTCCTCCAGAACGATCTGGAGGTCGTCCAGCTCCTCGTCGGCCTTGTCGGTGTAGGTCAGGCTGACGAGGTACGGCATGAGGTCGAGGGTCACGTCATGGCCCTTGATGCTGACGGTCACGGCTGCGCGGCGCATCACATGCACTCCCACGGCGGCAGGGAGGACACCTTGGCGACAGACGGCGCTTCCGGCGCAGCCACGCGCACGTCGCCGCCGAAAATCAGGACGTCCAGCTCATCCACGTTCTCAGGGAACAGCGTGCCGAGCCGCAGCTCGTCGCCGTAGGCGTCCTTCGCAAGCTGATCCCATGCCTGCCCCTGCCGCGTCGTCTTCTCACTGGGCATGTGCCGTCCTCGCCTTGTCCGAGCGCATCCTTTCGAGCGCGCGCCGGACGAGCTTTTCAAACTCCGGCTCCAGACGCCGGAGCTCCTTTTTGAGCGCGGGGAGATTCCCCGCGTCCGCGATGTTGAAATGCTGCACGATCTGGATGTCGCCCGAGGCCTCCGGCTGGCGCTGCGTGGGAACCTTTTTGTTGCGCTCCAGCAACATCGGCGTTTGGGGAAGCACGGGCGGAAGGGCATCGCGGCCGAACTTCGCGCCGACCGTCCGGGACCACTGGTCCGGGGCCGAGCCCAAGGCATTCTTCAAGACCGCGAACGGCGATCCGCTCCTGTCCTGCCGCTGGACGGGGTGGAAGATGGCGCGCGGGGCGGGCTGAGGGGATGATGAAGACGCCGGGATGTTGACGACAGCCGGGGGGATGTCCGGCTCGCTCACCTTCGAGAGCGAGGCGTCGAAGAGTTTGGGCAGGCGGTCGAAGGTCTTGTTCAGGCCGCCGACGAGGTTCTGCCCGGCTTTCGAGAAGGCCACGGTTTCGGAGTCTCCGGACGACGAGGGCAAAAGCACGGACGTGCCCACGGGCTTCGATGCGTCCTTGTCCTTTTTCGAGGCAGCCGGGATGAACACCGTGCTGAACTTGTTCCCGCTGTCCAACGATACGACCGTGACGGGTCCGGCGCCCTTCCCTTTCTTGCCCTTCTTTTTCTTGCCGTCCTCGTCGCCCCAACCGCTGAAATCCGGCGCGGGCAAGGAATCGTCGACGAAGTCGCCGCCGGGGGCGTCGCCCGTGGGCATCCCGGGAAGCTGCTTCGCCGTTTCCATCGGCTTCGGACCGGCTGGCTTGTCCGGGGCCTTGTCCTGTGGCTTAGGGCCTACGAAGTCGGGAGGAGACTCCAGCGATTCCTTCCCCTTTTCGTTGCCCGTCCTGACCCATGCCGCCCCTTCTTCCGCCGTGCTGCCTTGCCAACCGCCAAAATTCATGTTCAGAGCGTCCGCCGTATTGCGCTTGAACGTCTCCGATTCGGTCCATTTTTTCGCAATGGTATCGACAGCTTTGAAAACCCAATCAACGATTCCCTTGATGAAATCCGCCGCCCACTTAAACTTTCCGCAAATCCAATCCCACGCCTTGCCGAAATACGGGCCGACGACATCCCAATTTTCGATCAGCCAGTAGGCCGCAAGCCCGATACCCGCGATGGCGATCCCGACCGGGCCGAACGCGAACTTCAACGCGCCGAGGCCCTTTCCCAACAGCTTTGTTGATTTCTCCCAAGCCCTCGTTGCACGATCCCCCCACACCATACCGATGGCGGTGCCCTTTTGAATACCGATGAGACTCAACATGCCGGAGCCAAGGCTCTTGACCGTGCTGACGGAACCTTTCCCCACATCCGCCCACGACAGATGCGCCGCCCGGTTCAGGAGCGCCGCTATGGTGCCGCCCCTTGTCGCCGCTGTGTTTGCGATGGTCGCCCCGCGAAGCGCCAGCATCCCGCCCTTCACGGCGTTGATCGTCGTCGCAAGGCCATTGTAGGCGTAGCCGAAAACGATGCCGCCAACGGTCAGGGCCGCCAGCGCGCCCACGCCGCCGAGCAGTGCCGTGGTGACGTTCGGATATTCCTTGGCGAACCCCGTAATCACGCCGACGCCCTTGCTCATGGTCTTGAGGAAGGCGTTGTAGGCTGGCAAGGCCGCGTTGCCGACCGTGATGCCGAGGTTGCGCGTCTGCTGCGCGAGTTTGGCCTCTTCGGTGGCCGTGGTCTTCATCCGGTTCTGGTACTCTTCCAGAACCGAATCATCGACGTTCGAGTTGGCGATTTCAAAGGCTTGCTTGAGCAAACCAAGGTTTTCCAGCAACGGCGCGATGGCGGCGATGCTCTCCTGCCCGAACAGCTTCATTGCGACTTCGTTCTGGCGTTCTACGGGAACCCGCTTGATTTGCTTCAAAAGCGTCATGATCGCGCCCTTGGCGTCGGTCTGCATCTGCTTCTGCATGGCCTTCGGATCAAGCCCTAGACGGCTGAAAATCTCCTTCTGATCCTTGGTCATGGAGTTGCCGAGCGCGAGGACATTCGTAAAGTTCTTCATGGCTGTGCCGGCCACTTCCACTTCCGCCCCGGACGCCTTGAACGCCATGCCGAGCGCGGCGATGTCCTGCGACGCCATGCCGGACCCCTTCAAGAGCGGCCCCATCCGGGTGAAGATACGGTCGATCTCGCCCGCTTCGCCGTTCATCTCGTTCGAGAGGGCGTTGATCACGTCAGCCGTGTGCCGGGCTTCCTGCGAGGTCATGCCCATGCTCGACCGCCATGTCGCCAGCGAGTCGCCCGCCTGTTCCGCTGTGACGCCCCACGCGATGCTCATCTGGATGGCCTGCTCGGTGTTCGACCGCATCTCCTCGCGGGTCTTGCCGAGCCCGGCCTGTGCCCCGGAGGTCATGATCGCCACCACGTCCTCGAACGACTTGCCCGTCTCCGAGGACATTTTCAGGGCGTCCTGATAGACCTGCCCGAGCAGCTCGTCGTCCGCGCCGTTCATGACCTTCTTGAGATCCGCGAACGTATCTTCGGCGCTGACGGCCAGCTTCACCGGAATGGCAGCCGTCGCCGCCTGTGCCGCGCCGCCGATGAGACGCCCGTTCAGATCCGACCGCTGATCACGCAGCGCGGCACGGCGGGACATATTGGCATCCACGGCCTGCTGGTGGCGCTTTGCAGCCTCCATGCTGGCCGAAAGCGTGCGATACCGCGAGGCCAGCTCACCGATCCTGTTGCCCGCGCTCGTTGCCAGAGCCACGGTTTCGCGGTAGGCCGCGCCGGACTGCATGAGCTTCGCGGAGAGCTGGCCAACCTCCTCTTCGGCACGGGCCAGCTTCAAGGCCAGCGCCCCGGACGCGCCGCCGGAGTCCTTGGCCTTGGCCTGAAAAGCGGCAAGGCGGGTTTCGGCTTCACGGAGATTTCCCCCGAGCGCCTTGATCGCTTCCCGCTGTTTCGCCAGCATCGGAGCGAGGCGGTCCCCCATGTCGGCGGCGGGCATCCCGGAAAATTCACGGCTCAGTGCCCCGCGCTGCGCGTCCGCGGCACGGGCCACGAACAACCGGGAACTTTCCCTGTCCTTGCGCTTCCGGAGTTCCTCCATGTCGGTGCCGAGCGCCTGATGCTGAGAGCCGAACGCCTGATAGCTCCCGGCGGAACCAACCGCTGCGGCCACAGTTTCACGGTAATTCAAGCCGGAGGACTTGGCGCGTTCAGTTAAACGGCTGACCCGTTCCCGGGATTTTTCAATCTGCTGTTCCAGACCTTTCGTCTTCCGGCCCGTCCGCTCCGCCGTCGCCTCATACTCGGCAAGCTGCCTGCGGGCTTCCTTGAGTTCCGCGACCTGCGCCTTGATCTTGTCCTTCTGTGCGGACATGGCGGCGCCCACCTTGCCTACGGGTGAGCGCTCCATGTCCCGCAGCGCTTGCGTGACGGCACCGATGCGGTCGGAAGCGGCCTTGAACGATGAGCCGAAACTCCCGTCGAGGTTCGCTCCCAAGCTGAAAGAAACGCCAAATTCACGCGCCATTGTCGTCCATATCCTTTGCGGCGTCGGCATAGCCGACGAACGCTTCCGGTGTCAGATTGCGGATTTCCGTCCTGCTCCAGCCGCTGAATTTCGCCAGCGACAGCATCGCTAGGCGGAGGCCGTGGAGCCTTCCCCTTGCGTCGTAGCCGTCGCGGTTTCGGCCTCCTCCTTCTTTTTCGGCTTCGTAGGGCGGAGGGAATTGTGCGCCGCGCGGATCGCCCCGATGTCGTCCTCGTCGAGCGTTCGGAGCACGTCGTAGGGAACCCCCGTCACGATGGACAACGTGCACAGCTCGACGGTGACAGGGTTGTTCCCCCGGTTGAAGGAGATGGCCATGTCCATCGCGTCCTCGTCGTCGCCAAGCGTGGCCCGGCGCAGGGTGAGGATGTCGGTCTTTTTGCCCTGCACGGTGATGGGGGCGCTCAGAGTGGCTTGCGCGGTCTTTTCCATGATGTTTTCTCCTATGCGTTGAGGCCCATCTGGACGCGGACGGCGGCCAGCAGGTCGTTGCCCTTCACCCGGTGGATGAAGTTGATCTTGTCGATGAGGAGCTGTTCCTCGCCGTCCAGCAGGATTTCGAGGCGGGTCACTTCCAACTCAAGATCGTTGCCGTGCTTCTTGCCCTGCTCCATCGTGCCGAGGCTCATATTTTTCGGACGGCCAACGATATTGAGCCGATACGGGATGGATTCGCGGATGCTGGTGCTCTCGTCCACGATCTGCAAGGCGCTGTAGCACTCGAACAGCGGCTGGAGCGTCCAGTCCAGAATGTCGAAAACATCCTTGGTCGCGCTCGTGAAGGTCATCTTGCAGGTCATGGACTGCGTGAGGCCGATGGTCGGGGACTCGATTTCCCCGGCAAGGCCGGAACCGCTCAGGGTTTCGGTCATGTACTGCACCTGCGGCATCTCGATCTGGGCCGTGCCCAAAAGGTCTTTCCCCTGCCAGTACACGCGGTAGGCGATTGTTTGCTCAGGACGACTCATGGCCTCTCCGTTAGCTGAACAGGACGCTCAGGTTGTCGGTGTCGAATTCAAAGATGCCGTCGATCTCGCGGTTGGCGGGCGGCGGGGTGATCCGCAGGTGGAAACGGGCGATGCCGTCGATGAGATCGGTCGTCGGATTGTCCGACTCGTCGAAGGAGATGGAACCGCCAAGGATCATCTCGCGGGCCGCATAGCCGTCCAGCCGGATCTGCTCGCTTTTCAGGATGGTCTGGATCTGGCGGCGGGTCAGCGGGTTGTCCACCTTCTGGAAGTACGTCAGGATGAACGTGCTCTGGTACCAGTTGAAGAATCGGCGGATGGCGTCCTGGCAGTCCTTCGGGTCGGTGTTCGAGGGATACGCGCTCATGCGCCCGCCCCACGACTTCATGCCGCCGTCCCAATTCACGGCGGTGTAGATGCCCTCTCCGTTCAGGTAGTTGCACTTGTCGAGGCCGAGGAAGAGTTCCTTCCAGCCGCCCTCCTCCTTTTCGTCGGGATAGCCGATGCTGGTGATCTCCAGCCGCTTGTTGGACGGGCTGGCGTAGGGGACGCCCTCCCGGTCGGCGTCGGTCTGCGAGATGAGCCCGGTGAGGTGCGTGGCGAGGCCGAACACGCGGTCCCCGAGCTTCACCTTGGGCCAGCACACGATCAGCAGCTCGTCCGAAAGGTTGTTGTTCTGCTTGTAGGCGGGGACGTCCGTGTACTTCTTGACCCCGTGCTCGCCTTCGGTCGGGATGTCCGCGAGGGCCACGGCCTTGAACAGCCCGTTGATGCCGTCCGCCTTCGCCGCCATGACCACGGCCACGGCGGGGTCTTCGGAAAAGCGCGGGGCAAGGATGCTGCCCGGCACGAGCCGGAACTGCGGGAACACGGAATCGATCAGCTCCAGCCCTTCCGATTCCCCCGTGGATTCGTTGATGCCGCCGATGACGTCCGTGCTGTCCACCAGCGACACGTCCGCATAGTCGTACCCGGCTGTCACGTTCGCTTCGGCGGGAAGGCTCCCGCCCTCGATGCGGGACAGTTCTCCGGAGATCGGGTCCAGCGTGTAGTCGGTGCCTTCGACGTAGGTTGTGGAGCTTTCCGCGTTTTTCAGCACCAGCCTGGAAACGGAGCCGTGCTTGAGCGAAGCCGCGCCTTTGGCGTCGAAGCTCACGGCCTCGCTGCTGACGCTCGTTTTGTGGACGGCGGGATCGAAGACGTTGCACACCACCAGCGGCGCGCCCCGGTAGAGCGCGAAGTGGCTGTACGCAAGCTCCTGCAAGCTGTATTTGTTGAAGTTCTCCTCGTCCCACCCCATTTCCGAGACGAACTCGTCATACGAATAATACATGCGCAGCCGGTTCACGTAGCGGGGCTTGCCCGTTTCGAGGCGGTCAACCGCCGCCGTGCCGACCGCGAAGACCACATTGCTGTCCACGGAACGGGCCGGGAGGATGCTCGTGGGCAGTTCGCTGGTGTAAACGCCGTGTCTGAATGCCATACCCTACTCCTTGGCCTTCCGAGCCTTGCGGCTGGCCTCGTTGATGGTTTTGAAAAGCCGCTGCATACCGCTGCCTTCCTTGCGGAGCTGGCAACGGGTTTCGGCAAGCTCCTCCACAGGCACGAACAGCTTTTTCAGATCCGGGTTGGCCTCAATGACGGCGGCAAGCTGCGGAAACGGTTCGCCACGCAGGACGGCGCTGGTCCGCAGGGGAAGGCCGAACGGCCTGTCCGGGCCGACATATACGGTCAACGCCTGCTTCCGGCGGGCAACCAGCTCCGGGGACGGGCTTTCCGTCTGATGGCCGTTCGGCGGCGCGGGACGGATGCAACCTGAAACAAGTTCAGGTTGCCCGCTTGCCTCACTCGACGCGGCACACGTGCCGCGACTGCCGTCAGCTTTGCCGGACGCCTTGTCGGGCTTTTTGGAGGAAGTCTGTTCATTCATAGGTATGTTCCTTCAAAGTGCCGCCCAACGGGATGGACGGGATAATATACTGGTATTCCGGGAAAACAGTCGCCATATGGTACTCCATCCACTGTTTTTCAGGGTCGGGGATGGACGCTTTGAGGGGAAGCTCCAACTGGAACTTCTTGGCGACAACCCGATTCCGGCGCAGGACGGCCCGCGTCCAGTCGAGCAGTTCCGCGAGGATCAGGCCGGCCTGCTCCTGGCTCTCCGGCGCGTACATGCCGAGCACCAGCGCCAGTGTTTCCCGGCCTTCCGCACCGATGTAGCCATCCACGCCTTCGTTGATGTCGCCGCTGACCCACCGGACGCAGATGAACGGGTACGTCCTTCTCCCCTGCTCGTCGGGCAAACCGTGAAGGAACACTTGAAGGTCTTCACAGGAACCGTCAGGAGCGGGGAAAGGGTACTCTTTCATGGCCTCGGTCAGCATTTCCTTGACCGCCAACAATAACTCTCTGCTTCTCATCGCATTTTTCCCGATGCGGCCAGTTTGCCGATCTGAAAGTTGACCTCGTGTTGCAGACGGCGGGGAAAAACCTCGGACGCCTTGTCCACGATCTGCTGCTGTTTTTCCTTCTTGAGCAACGACTGGATGGGCGACGCGCCGAACAGCATTTTCACCCCTTTCCAGACAAGCCCTTCCGCCCCCTTACGGCCTTTTTTGTGGAAGTTGTTCACGCCTTTCTTGCGCATGAACACGCCGTAGCCGCCGAAATCGATCCCCCGCAGCTTCTTCATAATGAAGGGCTTCGAGTAGCCGGGCTCCTGATAGACCTTCCGCGTGCCGCCTTGCCGGATCTGCGCCGAAACGCCCGCCGGGGGCTTGGTTCCGGGGAACTTCGGAGCCGGACGGAAGTGGTACTGGGAGATGCCGCGCCGCCCGGAAATGTAGAGGCAAGCCTTCGTTGTGCCCCTTTGCGCCTTCTTCAAGTAGAGCTGGTCGAAGAGCCTTCCCGGAGGCACGTAGACATAGGCCCGCCGCGCAATGCGGATCGCCTCGGCACGCATGGCGTTCAACGTCCGGTTGATGGCCCGTGAAACGGCGCTCTCGCACTCCTTCGGCATGTGCTGGAGCGGGGCTGTGAGCGCCCGGATCGTCTCGTCCATGTTGGGGATGTCGAGCCGGATCATGCCGCCTCCCTGTACAGCCGGATGGTCCGCAGCGCTTCGCGGTCGGCTGTGGCCACGAACCAGCGTTCGCCGTTGAACGTCACGCTCGTGCCGGGGTACAGCTCGTCCGGGAAGTCGGACAGGGCCACGAGCAGCACCACAAGCTTGTGGGAAACGCCGGGCCTGTCGTCCGCTTCGGGCCATGCCATTTCCGGCCTGTCCACCACGGCGTCGAGCGTTTTGCCCTCCAGCGTGACGGATTCGCCGAACTCGGCGGGGGTCAGGAACACGGAGTGGATTTCCTGCTCCAGGATGTCCTTGAAGAAGCTCTGGTTCATGAATGCCCTCCCCGCTCCTGCAACAGCGCCTCGGTCCGGGCCATGCGTTCGCTGAGGCCCTGCATGGCGTCTTCGTAGTCGTCCAACCGTTCATGGACACGCGCTACCGTCAGGCGGCAATCATCAATGTGGACGAGCTTCACCCGGTGTTTGTTCAACTCGGACAAATCGGATGAAACGCCCCGGACTTCCTCCCTGAGCGTGAGAAAGACATAGACGACGAGCGAAATGAGCAGCACAAGCAATGTACCGATGATGCCCATCGAATAGGCCAGCAGCGTTTCCGTGGTCAGCGGCATAGTTCCTCCGCGTGTTCAATCCAGAGCAGCAGCTCCGCGCCCTCGTTTGCCGGAAGATGAATCCATTCACCCTCCACCTGTTCCCAACGCCCGTTTTCTTCGTAGGCCCACGCCTCAGTGATGATCGCCCCCGGCGTCATCGGTGCGGGAGGCACGCTTGTCAGCGCCCCCGAACTTCCGCAGCCATGCAGAGCCGCCGTCAGAGCGCACAGCGCCCACACGGGAACGGCGGCGGTATTCCCGAAAACCTTCAAGAACCAGTTGAAGGATGCGGACGAGGGCCGACCATGCATCACTTGCCGCCATTGCCCGCGTCGTCGGCGTTTTTGGCTTTGCCCTTGTTGCAGCCGATCCAGTTCAGCAGCTCGTAGACAATCCGGTACAACATGCCCGACTGTTCCGTGGGCGCGGGCATGAACGCGCAGATGAACGCGCAAACGCCGGAAACGGCGGCCATGCCCAACGCGACGATGCCGGACTGGGAATCCATCAATGTAGCGAAATCCATCAGAAGACCTCCTGTCCGGGGTCATAGGTGCGCGTCGGCCAGCCGCCCACGCAGAATTTCCGCAGCGGGAGGCGGTTCGCCGCGCTGTTTACGTAATGCGCGCCCTGCATACAGTTCATGAGGTGCACGATGCGCCGGGCGTCGTTCCGGGAAAGGACGATGGAAAGGGCCGAAAGCGTCTTCGGGCCGACGACGCCGTCCGTCTGGAGATCGTCGAACAGGCGCGCGCCGTCTGCGCTGCCGTCCTTCCGCCAGTTGAAGGCGTTGCAGAGCCGTTGCAGGTAACGCCCCATGCCCGCCTTGCCGAGGTTCACGGCCTGCTCGAACAGCTCGTCGGCCACGATCTGGTCGAACCGTTCGAGCCCGAGCTTGTCCCACCACTCTTTCTTGTACCAACCCTTGACGCACCCCGTGAGGCTCGGAATCCCCATAAGGTGCGCGGAGAAGGCGGCCTTGCCCTTCTTGTAGGAGGGATGGCTCTTTTCCCGGTCGATGACGGGCCAGATCGGTTCGTTGGGGAAGAAGTTGCGGGCGCACCCGCGGAACGTCTCCCCGCCCTTGTCGCCGGAGTCGTGCGTCCAGCCGCCTTCCCACTTGGCGACGGGCGCGTAGGCGAGATTGAAATCAGCCATGACTACGCCGCCTTGAAGGTCAGCTCGACCAGCGCTTCGGGGTAGGTGCAGAGCGTGAGCGGGTTGGACTGGACTTCCAGATCAAAACCGCGTCCCTTGGGCTTCTCGTCCATGCGGGCGTAATATTCGAGGCCGATGGTATTGACCGTCTCCATCCAGTCGGCGGGCGCGTGGAACTGCTTGAAGATGCCGGGGCCGACCGGGTAGACGTGCCCCTTCTTGGCCGCCACCATCGTCTGGCCGCCCACCACGTCGGAACGCTCCACAAATGTCAGGCCGCCATAGGGGAAGCCGCGCTTGCGGTAGTCGTTGTTGCCAAAATTCTCCCGATTGGAGAGCCATCTTTCAAAATACTCCCGCACCAGCTTGTGGGACGTCAGCATGTCGTAGGCGTCCGAGCCGATGATGCACTCGATATGATCGAACGGCGTGCCGCCCATCGCGGCCTCGACATGCCGCTTGGCCTTGAGGATGCTCGTCAAAATGGGGTTTGCATCGTCGGCGGCCGTCTTGGGGAACGAAATGTCCAGCGTCTTCTTTGTAGCGCCGAACGTATTGAAGATGTCGTGCAGGACGGTGGTGCCGTCAGCATCGAGCACCACGCCTTTGATGGCTCCGAGCCGATGGAACTCCATCGTCGCCGCCAAGTTGTCCTTCAACTGCTGCATCTTGTCGTTGTAGACTGCGGCAACAGAGATCGGCTCGGTGGAGCCGAACGCCCGCACGTCCTGAAGGTCTTCGGGCGCCAACGTGTCCATCTGCGCCAGATGCGCGCAGGAGAGGTGCTTCCACTCCCGCTTGGCCCCGCGTCCGGCAAGGCTCTCAGGGGCGGTATTGCGCTCCGAGTCCCCGATCAGCACGATGCGGCCTTTCCTGATGTCGAGGGAAACGGTCGTGGTCTTCACGCCCTTCACCTCGAACAGCGGCTTGAAAAAGAAGGGACGCGCGGGCAGCTTGTTGACCGCCGCGGTCATTTCGGTGCACTCGAACACCGTGGGATAATGCTGCATGGGCATGGGTTACTCCTTGATGACGATGCCGAGATCGGACAGGGCCAGCTTGGCCTCGGCCTGCAATGTGGTGACGCTGGCGTCGAACTTGAGGGCCGCGCCGTTCAGGATGGCCCCACGCCGGATGACCATGCCCGGCTGTGCGGACTCGCTGGCTTTGACAGCTCCGATGAGCACGGCGACGGGCGCGCCGCCCAACTGCTGGGCGCTCTCGACCGTGGATTCCGTCAGCGGCTTGTATTCCCCGGACTCGCGCATCAGCACCATGCCGAACGGAAGATCCGCTTCCGAAGCCGCCAGCGTCACAACCTCGCGGCTCCACTCGTAGTTCAGTTCATGCAGGACAAGCTCGGAAAAGTCCGGCCCCATCACTTCGGTATGGACGATGATCTTGGACATGGCGTCTCCTTACTTCGCGGCTTCGGCGCGACGCTCGGCGTCCGCCAGCAGCGGGCTTTTTCCGGTGCTGGAGGGAACCGTACCGGGTGCGGCTGCCACGGGATTCTGGTGGACATTCTGGAGTCCGGCGAGGATGTCCGCACGGCTTTTCGCCTCGGCATCCTCCGGCGCAGGAGCCTCGGCCTTCACCAGCAACGGCGCTACGGTGGCGATCTGCTCGGCGCTCATCCCGGTGGCCCGGAAGGTGTTCAGCGTCGTCTCGACGCGGGACGCCGTCTCATCGCCCGCCACGGCCTTCACCACGGCAAGCGCGCCGGCCACGGCATCAGCCGCCGCCTTATCCATGTTCGCCTTGTTCTCGGCCTCGGCTTTCAGCCTGCCTTCGGCCAGCAGCGCGTCCACCAGTTCCGGGGACTGCGCGGCGAGTTCTTCTCTGGTCATCTGTGCCTCCACAGCGAGTTTGCGGATCGCGGCGTCGCGATCCCTGACAATATCGGTGACAAGGCCAAGCTCCCGCGCGGGCTGCGCCAGCAGAAGCTGCGCCTCGCCCCACAGTTGCGGGTCAGCCGTCAACCCCATGTGACGGCCCACATCGGCCTTGAAAATCTGGTGCAGGGTGTTGATCCGTTCCTGAAAATACTGGCGTTCCTCGTCGGTCAGCTCGCCGCCCTGTCCGGCCGCCTTCCACTTGCCGCCCGTGATGGTCACGGTGGAAATGCCCCATTTCTCTTCCAGCTTCGCGTAGTTGGTGATCGTCATGATCACGCCGATGCTGCCGACCGTGGCGGTCAGCGGCGCGTAGACCGTGCCCGTGGCCGACGCCAGCCAGTACGCGGCGGACGCGCACAGGCCGTTGGCGTAGGCGGCGCAGCGCTTCTTCGTCCGGGCCTCGGCTATGGCGTCGGCAAGCTCCTTCGTGCCCGCCACGACGCCGCCCGGACTGGTGATGTCGAACAGGATGGCGCGGGCGGAGGGGTCGGCAAGCGCGGCCTTCAACGACGACGCCACGGCATCCTGCCCCACCCCGTACCAGCCCTGTTCCCTGACGATTGGCCCGGTTACCGGGATGACGGCGACACCGCCGACAAGCTCGTAGCCACGCGCCTTCCGCTCCGGGAATCCTTCAACCCGCGCTTGAGGGTTCGACTTTGCCGAGGCCAGATCGGACAGCACCTGTTCCGCCATTTCAAAGGGCAACGCCCACAACTCATTCATCATCTTCTCCCGTCCCATCTTCGGGGGCCTCACCTTCCGGCTTTTCGTCGCCCTCCGGGTCCGCGTCCTTGCCCGCCTTGCCAATCTTGGTGCTCAGGCTCAGGGGGCCGAGCAACGCCAGCAGAGGGGATTCCTCCAGCATCCGGGCATAGCCCTCGTCGAAGTCCCTGCCGCTCTCGGCCCATGCCTCGCCGTAGGTCATCAGGCGGTTTTGCAGCGCGAGGATGGTGGCCGTGATCTCCTTCACCGGGTCCACGAACCCGCGCGAGGGGCCGATCCAGTCCACGTTGCACCAGAACTTGCGGGCCTTGTAGAAGCCGGGCGCGCCTTTCGGAAGCTCGAACATGCCCCGGAGGAACGCCTCCTCTATGACCATCTCGTAGACAGGCTGGCAGTAAAGCCGCCCGAACCAGTTGCGGTAAAAGCTGTAGAGCTTCCACGCCTCGTTGAGCGCGGCGCGGGCGCTGGAGTAGTTGGTCTTGGAAAAGTCTTTCGTCAGCGATTCGTAGGGGATGCCCACGGAGGCCGCCGTCGCCCGGAGCACGATCTCAACGAACGCGGAGAAGTTGGCCGAGGGGCGCTTCGATTCCAGCACATACGGCTTTTCGTTCTCGTTGCCGTAGAAAACTTGGCCGGGGTTGAGGTCCTGGACAAGCTGACGTTCCCGGCGTTCGCCGTCGCCTTCCTGCCCTTCCGTCACATAGTCGGGGAGCTGCACCCCGCCGTTTTCCAGCGCGACGAACACGGGGAACGACGCGGCAATGACCTGCGCGAACAGCTCGTAGCTGATGGCGTCGGACAGGTTGCGGAACAGCTCGATGCCCTTGGAGAACGCCGAAACGCCGCGCACCTGCTCGTCCGTCTCGTGCCGGAACAGGTGGAACACCCCCGGGCGGTGGCCGACGCGGGCCGGGACATAGGTGAAGTCCTCCGACAGCAGCGCGCTCCGCTCCACCGACAGGAAGGAGGACTGGGGCGACGCCTTGGGCGTCGCCAGCCAGTATCCTTCCGGCCTGCCGTACTCGGACAGGCGGACGCCGTCGCGGATAAGCGGTTCGCCCTGCTGGTCGCTCGGCGTCATCAGGCGGGCCGGGGAAAGCGTCTGGAGTGCGAGCGAGAACGTCCGTTTCTGCCGTTCCCGCTCTTTTTCGTTGAGCATGACCGCCAGATGCAGCATCTCGCCCAAGCTCAACATCGTCCGGAGGCCGAGGTTCTGGAGGTCGGCAAAGTGGCATTGCCCGCGAACGTCGGCTTCGGATGTCCAGAGCGCAAAGGCCCATTCCATCCGTTTGCCGAGTTCGCGGGCGCTCTCCGGGGGAATGCCGAGCATGTCCGCTGGGATGCTCGACTTCGGGACAAGGCCGATACCAATGGCGTTGCCCGAAATGGCTTCGACGGCGGAATGCGCCGCCCAGTCGTTTGCGGCAAGATCGGCGGCACGGCGCTGCATGGCCCCGCGTTCGCGGCTCTCCCCTTCCGGGGAATGCACCTGCGGCCCCCGCCAGCCCGAGATGGAGCCGCGATAGGCCCCGGCGTCGCGGGAGGCGCGGGCGGTCATGCGCGAGGTGGACACGGGAGAGAGGGAATGCCCGAACTGATCAAGCAATGCCATGCCTTACCTCCTCACCCGTGCGAGTACGATAGTGGGGCCGCGACGCCCGGTGTCGAGCGCCGCAAGCTCGCCCTGAAGGTACACAAGCTGCTGGCGGATCTCGGGCAGGTCGTACCGGGTCAAGGTGCGGCCCTGCACCGTGTACGACTTGCCCGTGGACGCCGCCTTGTACGCGGCCTTCCAACAGGCGATCAGATCGAGGAGTTCTTCACGTGTCCAGATGGTGCTCATAGTGTGCTACACATAGCACGAAAAAATGTGCAAGTCTGGAACTGTGTGGAATGTGTGGAACGTGTGGAATGTGTGGACAGAAATTTTGGGAAAAATACAAAAAAAAGCCCGGCACGGGGCCGGGCGTCACTGGTTGAGCGATCAATATTCAACTATTGGAGAACGGAGGAAAGAGGTTCGTACCCTTCCAGAGGTAAAGGGCGCTGCGTCTGCCGAACGGGAAGGTTCTTGACCTGCTCACAAAGATTGATCAGTTCGTTCCGGGCAGCAAGGGCCTCATCCTGAAGTTTCAGACAGCGATTCATCCACACCTTCCGCTCCTCGGCAACGGCACGAGTCTTTGATTCCTTCAAATCCTCGATCAACTGGATAAGCTCCGCCTTGGTAAACCGGGCATAGGCAGTCATGCCGCCACCCCCTTCCCCGCCATGCGGCGGGCGATGGCCTCGGCATACTCAATGCCGTTCTCCGTCTGCGCCATGTAGAACACGCTGCCGATGAGCGCGGTTTCTACTGTGGGCTCGTGACTTGCACGGACGATGTTACGGATGGAAGCCATGAAGGGGTCGGATTGATGCAACTGGTTCCAGACTGGATACCACAGGGAAAGGGGACGGTTGGACATGATGCACCTCGTATAGATGGGGTTGAACGCCACAAACAAAAAGGCAGGGTGACGCTCCCCTGCTATACGAGCAGCCGGGGCCTCGCGGACACCCGGACGTCACCCTGCCAATACATAACCGCATCCTAATAAAGGACACATTGGTGGCAAGAAAAAAACCGCTCTTTCTGCCAGCTTGGGACTGACAACAGGCGACGGCTACGCCTCGTATAGTAGGGATTTTTAGAATACCAAAAGCCCCCTTGAAGTCAAGGGTGACACCCTTGCCTTTCGGCCCCCATTCTGTCACAAAAAGGCGTCCGCAAGGACAGCCTTCTTTCCGGCTCAGTTCAGGCAGGCCCGGAAAAGGAGGTGTGCTCATGAGGAGACTCTGGCACGTGCTCGAAGTCGTGGCAATCTACGCACTCAAGCGTCTGATTGACTGGTTCTTCACCACGAAGAACTAAAAAAGCGGCCCCGGCAGTGCTGGAACACTGCCGGGGCAAGACTCTGGCTGGTACATAAGCCGGAAAGAAGGCTTCGACAAACTCTCCGAGTCTGCCGGGGCGGTGAGTGTTAGCAGCACTTGCCGCCCTTCTTGGTTTTCAAGATAGCTACGTTTTTCATGTTTGGCAAGCCGTTCATGGCGAAGGAACTTTTTTCGGCTTAAAGACAAGGCTCGCATCCAGCATATTGGCAATCCCCATCAGTATCTCAAAAATCTTGCGAAGTTCCCGCTCGTCCAGTCCGACATCTTCGATCCCGTGGGCTTCGGCCACCTGCCGGAAACTGGCAGCCAGCATTTCAAAGTCTTTCTCTTCAAGATATTGATTGAACTTTTTTACGGCCATTTCCAGGTTATTGCGGTACAGAGCAATCATCCCCGCATCAAAGGGAACATCTCCTTTCAGAGCAGAAGCCATATCCTACTCACCTCCCCGTAACTCACCAATCAGATGTGGATACTTGCCCAACAGCCATAAAAGCTGAAATACAACGAAAGGAACCTTTTCCTCACCGTGTTCATAACGAGCGAACGAGCCGTCTTCTAAACCGAACAGCTCATCGGCCTTCTCCGGAGTCAGGGCAAGTCGTTCCCGCATGGAGGCGACGTCCTCAGGCAAAGGGATCTCTTCCCGTACCTTTTTCCTGAAAGCTCTCGACTGTGCCTCAAGCAAATCGGGACTTCCCTTCGCCAACACCATTTCACCGCATACGGGACAAAGCTCTCCATATGCTTCGAGCATCGTTTCGTGTCCGAACCATTCGTAGGGAAACAGGTGAAGACGTTCGGAGAGAAGCTCATCTCCACCGCATACGGGGCATATCATCTTGGAACTCCTTTCCGCACCTTATTCTCTTTCCGTTTCGTTTTGCTTTTCAGCGGGTATTCGTTCCTCCCTAACGGAATTGTTCCCATGAAGCAACTTTTCGCAATCCGCCCGAGAAAACCAGCGGAACCGCTTGCCTACACCGTACATCGGAATATTCCCCTCCTTCACCAAACGATAAAGCAGGGACTTGCTGCACCCGAGGATTTCGCAAGCCTGTTGCCAGTTGAGGCGATCCGACAAGTCGTATAGCGCCATCACGACCTCCGCAGGTTCGCTAGGCGCGAACCGATGCCGCCCCCGCCGCGTTCTACCGGACGCGGGGGACGGGCGGGCTTTTTCGTTTCCTCGTCCGGTCTGCGGCGATGCCGGACGTTCAGGATGAACGCGAACGCACGCTGCATGACCTCGCAGTCCCAGAAATGGTTCGGCTTGTTCGCCGGGTTTTCCCATCCCTGCTTCTCGTCGTCCCAGACCTCGGCGCACAGTTCCTTGGCGTACTGTTCAAGCTGCCCGCCGTCATTGGCGTGGAGGTGGAACGCGCCGGGATCATCCGGGTGGATGCCGAGCTTGAACGCCAGATCGGACTTGAAGAACGTCACGTCGCAGCGGTAGAGCATCAGCCCGCCGGGGATCTTGACCTTGTTGCCCTTGGCGTCGGGGAAGTATTCCTGATGCGAGGGGGTGTAGGGCTGCGCCATCGAACGGACGCCCTGCCACGGGAAGACGCGGCCCCGATGACGGACGGCCCATCGGTAGACCTCGGCGGTGCGCCCGCCCATCGCGTCGATCATGGCTGCCTTGACCGCGTATTCCCTGCCGTCCGGGTCGGCGTAGACGCTCCCGAACAGGATTTCCTCCAGCGCCGCGAGGTTGTCCGCCGAGCCGGACGCCACGAGCCAGCTCTCCTCGGTTTCGCCATAGCCGTAGGCCCGGATGACGTACCGGAAATAGTGCTGCTGCGTGTCCACCGTGGCCAGAAGGACGGATACCCGCTCTTTTCCGTCCACCGGGCCGGGAACCTTCCCGCGTGGGCGGTCGTCGCACAGGGCGAGGATGGCGTCTTCCGAGCGGGCCGCGTGCGACTCCACCCACGGCTCGGCGGCGTACTGGTTCCTGAAGTTCTTGAGGTCGTCCAATTTTCCGCTCTCCTTGTATTTGAGCCATGCGTGGGCCACTTCGGACAGGCTCACGAAGTATGAAAGCCATGCGGGGATGTGGAAGCCCAACTTCACGGGGCGGTGCGCGGCGACGTGGGCCATCAGCTCAAGGCCGGACGTGCGCTCACGCCACTCCCCTCCCCTGACCGCCCGGTCGCGGTCGCCGTCATCCCACACCGCGCCGCAGTATTCACAGGCGTAGTAGGCCAGACGCTTCGCCAGCACGGTTTCGGCGTCCGGGGACTTTTCCTCATCCTTTCCGGGCCATGCGATGCGCTCGAAATCCATGTGCTGGAAAAAGCCGCAGTGCGGGCAGCGCACCCAGAAATCGAAGCGGGCACCCGCCTCCTCGGTGAGCGCCTTCCATATCGGGCCGTCCTCCGTGGTCGGGGTCGAGATTTTCACGACCTTGCGCCGGGTCCGCCATGTCGTCGCGCGCTTCTCCGCCAGCGACTCGGACGATGCCTCGTTCTTCGGGTTCTTGTACTTGTCCAGCTCGTCGAGGATGAGGATGCGGATGGGCTTGTTCCCGAGCCGCGAGACGGAACCGGACCAGCCGAGGTAAATCGGCATGTGCAGCAGGTTGATGCGCAGGCTGGAGGCGTCGTCCCCGTAGCCCGTCATGTACTGCCGGAGGCGCGGGGAGGCTTCGATCATCGGGATGATGCGATCCTTGGCGTTCTCGCGGGCGGTCAGCTCGTCCGGGAAGACGTACATCACCGGGCCGGGGAGACGGTCGATGCAGTACCCGACGATGTTGTGGCCACACTCCGAGCCGCCCGTCTGGGGGCTCTTGCAGATGATGACCGTCTCGACGCCGGGAAGCCCGGACACGTCCATGATCCCTGTGAGGTACGGCGTGAACACGTTCCGCCAGCGGCCCCGGATGGCCGACATTTCGAGGACGCGGTGCTTCTCCGCCCATGCGCTGATCGGCACGGGCCTGCGGCGCTTCATCGCGGCCCGCTCCCCTTTTGAGAACCGGGTGGCCACGGTCAGTTTCCCCTCCGGCCGCTCCGCCATGCGCTGACGGAGCCACAAGGCCAGAGACGGCGGAAGCCATTTCGGTATCGCCACCGAAATGGCCACGCGCCGGCACTCCTTTTTCGGCATTTCGTACAAGGCAAGCTGCGTCATGCTATCCCTTCAACAATCCCGGAAACACGCGTTGGAAACCCTCCGGCACGGGGAGGGCCACCACGTCCTCGGCTTTCAGCACGATGGTGTGCCGCTTCATGATCTTCCCTTCGATGATCGGGTGCCCCCACCACTGGTCAGGGAAGCACTGGTTCCGGCCCCGCAGCACCACGGCGTAGCGGGCCGTCATCACCGTCATGCCGTGACGGAGCTTCATTGTGCGCCTCCGGAGAAACTTTCAGATGCGCCACGCGGTCGCGGACTTCGGCGCGTTTGGCGTTGTTGAACCTATCCACCGTACCGACGAGGTAGCCCGTGATGCGCCGGATGCGCTCGAACTTCACGCCGTTGCCGACTTTTCCCTCTATGATGGGGAAGTGGTTGAACTCACGCATGGGGGTTGTGTTCATGGCAACCGTCCTTTTTCTCTAAAACGTCTGACGTCAAACAGACTGCGGCCTTTTCCCATTCGCAGTATTGGGAAAGTTTTGGCCATCCCTTCTGTGCAACTCTGACGGCATCCTGTTTGTCTTCACCAAACACAACGAATTCATGGACGGAATGATAGGGAACACGAATTGTATATGATTTCATATTAATTACTCATCGCTCATATTCTTTGTTCCACAATCGGTTACAAAAGAAAGGTGCTTGCCTTCCTGTGTCACTGCGGAAACCTTTCCGTTTTCGTGCATGACGACGAAGACGATGCGCTGCTCTTTCAATGTTCGTTCACGTCCCCGATATTCTCCAACGAGCATCCCGCCATACCATATTCCGATCATGGTGAGGATGCACAGCACATACGGAACGCATTCTTTCATAATTTCAACAATGGTCATCATCATCTCCACACGCGCGTTGATCCGGCAGCCGCGCCCCTGCCCTGCGTTATTCGTCGTCCGATTCGGTGTCCGATTCCGGTTCGGCGGTGAACGTGACCTCGATCTCGATGGGCTTCGCGTACTCGTTCATGGCCTCGTCGATGACCTGCTCGATGTGCTCGACGAACGGACCCGATTTCTTCGGGTTCCCCTCGACCAACGCGATCACGTCGAGCGACCGCGCCTCAAATTCCGTTTTCAAGCTGGCGGACAGAGCCACGGCACGGGCGGCAAGCTCCTGATAGACGTCATCCCGCGAGATGTACTGGCCCTGCTTGACCTTGAGGATGAACTCTTCCTTGTCCGCCGCGACCCGTATCCTGCGGATTTCCTGTTCTTCCTTTTCCCGCTGCCGTCTGGCGGCGTCGGTGGCCAGCTTGTCCGGCGTCCCCGCCGTGGGGAGCGACGCCGCGTAGCGGTCAAGGTCACGCCGCTTGAAGGTGCCGTCCGGCTGCTTTCTCAGGCGCCCGGCCTTGATGTCGGCAAACAGCTTGGTCTGTCCGATTTTCCTGCCGCAATCCTCTTGCAGATAGGTGAGCGCCTCTTTCCAATTCTTGCAGTTCTGTCCTGCGTCCATCGCTTTCTCCAGCATGGCTGTGGCGCGTTCCAAAACGGCAAGATTTTCTTTCGAGGGATCGGAATAAACGTCCTGCTGCGCTCTGTTCTTCGCATTGAGCAACGCGGGAATGTCGTTCTTCCTGCTCACTTCAACAAGGGAACGCAGTTTTTCGCCTTGATCCTTGTCCTTCTGTAAATCTTCCATACTGTCCTCGCGCCGCGTTCTGCGGTGGGCGCATGTAGAATGTCTCATTTCGCCCTCCGTTGACTTGTATAGTCAGGAGGGAATATCCTTCGGCTTGTGGGGCGTGAGGATGTCCCCTCCGCTTCCTAGGGGGCGCTCGGTGTTGGTCGCACCGGGCGTCCCCGCCTTTTTTACGGTTTACGGCAACAGGCTGAATTGCCCGTCATGCCGCCGTCCGTTCCACTCGGGAACGTCGAGGTTGATGTTTTCCTTGATGAATGCGGCGAGCACCCTGCGATGACACTCTTCCGGGTTCAGCTCGAAGCAACACAGGATCGGGTTCGGTGTCCGCTTCTCGATCTCCTGAAGGTAGAGCCGCAAGGAGGACGGCGTGGGAAACCGGGATTCCAAGTCCTTCCTGTACGCCGCCTTCCAGTCCACGGCCTTCGGGTCGGACGGGGCGAACCGCTCGGCGCGCGGCCCGCTCCAGTTCCGATGCCACTTGGCGATGCAAACTTTCCGTTCTTTCGGGGCCTTGCTCGAAAAGAACGAGGTTTCAATGGACATTCTGGCCTCCTAAAAAGGCACGTCTCCGTCATAATCGCCGGAGGGTTGAGGGTTTTCTTCCAAAAATTGGGCTACAAGCTGCTCAAGCCGGATGCGCTTCGGCGTGTAGGCAAGGAACATGTCGATCAGGTCGCAGGTGGATTCGAACCCGTATTCATCCGCCAGCTCGTCCAGCGCGACGCCGCCGTTCTTTACCAGCAGGTTCGGCAGCTTGCGGTTGATGTCCTTGATCGTGTCCCTGTCGTAATCGGCGGCGACGCTGTGGTAATTGACCCTGCGGCGGTTCCAGATTTCGTCAATCACCGCGTACTCGTCGCTGACGACTTCCTTCGCCAGCTTGCGGGCTTCTCTCTCTGTCATGGCTCTGCTCATTGACTTTTTGGCGGGCAGGAGCCAAACTCAATCCGTACATGAAGGACTTGGCTCCTTTTCGTATCGGGGCGGTAAGTGGCATTACCGCCCCACTCTTTTATGCAAGGCCGGGGAGCATTATCTGCCCCCGCTTCACCTTCTCCTGCCTCGGCACGATCCCCATCCACATCTGGGCCACATTGCCCTTCGTGTAGTAGACGGACTTCCCGCCGCGTTCCCGCCATGCAATCCGCAGAGCCATCCAGAAATACATGCTGGTCGGACCTCCGAAACGGTTCGCTCCGAACCGGGCCAGATTCCAGGCCGTTACCATCAGCTCCTTGAGTTCCTGCTTGCGCCTTGCGTCCATGCCGTTCTCCTTTTGATTGAAAAAGTTCAACCATAAAAAGAACTTAGCATATTACACCTGTCATACAAGCGTTTTTTGTATTTAATTACACGAATTACTTATATTTTTTCTTCCAGAGCGCGAAGGATTCCGCAAGCGTCCGCGCTCCGAACGGGGCATAGTAGTTGAGGGCGTACTGCCCCGTTTTCTTGTCTTGCTTCCGGCTGTAGAGCTGGAAGCACCCCCGGTACTTCATAGAGACAGGCCCCTTGGCGAAGGCCGTGGTGATGACCCACCCCACCCGCTTGTTCAGCTTGGCGTCCACCCATTCCTTGACCTCGCGGCTGGTGAGCAGGAGCAGCACGAGCTTGGCCAGCCGCTTCTCAACGTCCGAGGCCACGGCGAGATCGCACATGATGTACAGGGATTCGTCTCCGCCGGGGTTGCCTTCCGGGAGCTTCCACTGCGCGTGGCTCGTCTTCATGAAATCGGCCTTGCCGATCACTTGCCCGTCCAGCGTGAGCACGATGCAGACGTCCACGCCGCCGTCGAAGTAGTCGATGCGCTTGGCAAGGTAGAGTTCGTTCAGCCGGAGCGACTGCGCCCGCTTGACCGGGGCGAAGCCGGGAACCTCGTCCCCGGTCACGGCCCGGTTCGCGGGCCAGATGGGGCCGACCGGGGCTGTCTTGGCCGAGGAACGGATCACGACTTTTTTGGCGTGTTTCGCCACAATGTAGGTCGTGCGGCCACGCCCCCGGGGAAGCACCGCCGAAGGCTGGCCGAGGAGCGCGTACACTTCGGGGAGGTCCTTCTCCAGCACGACGTAATACGAGTCGAACCGGGCGATGGCCTCGAACAGCTCAAGGCTCTTGTCGGTCATTTCCCGGTAGTCCGGGGGCGTCCATTCCACCGTGGCCCGGAGCAGCGCCTCCAGCTTTTCGTACCCGGCCTTGTATGTCGGCGGGAACGCGAAAACCGTGTGCCCGAGAGCGCTCTTTTCCAGCAGGTCAAAGCCGTCGCGGGCCTGATAGTTGATGGGGCCGATGTGCGACTTGTAGGCTTCGAGCTTCACGCAGGTCTTTTCCATGAGCATATCCCACGCCTCCCGGCTGTGCTCAACCATGCGCATCTTGAAGGCGTTGTCGCCCTTCCACACCTCGCGCAGATCCATGAGCAGGCTGATGGAGGCCGTCAGTTCAAGCGGCGACCCTGTGCGGAGCAGTCCCCGGAGGTGTTCCGGGCAGTCTTCCCGCTCCCGCGCCTCCAGCGTCCAGCCGGACAGGTACGCGCCGAGCGCCGAGGTGTAGAGCGTCACGTCACAGGCCGTTATCGTCCCGGCGAAGCCCGCCGAGCGCAGCACGCTCGGGACGGTAAAGTTCCCGGCGCCGACGATCAGGCAAGGCAGGTGCACGTCCTTCGCATACTGCGCGAGGACCTGCCGGACGGATGTGGCCACGGCTCCGATGAAGCTCATGCCGCGCCCTCCGTCGCCTGTTCGGGCTTGTGGTTGGCAATGGCTTCCTCCGCCAAATCCATCAGCTTGAGCATGGCGAGGGAGGCGTTCCGCACGTCGAACGTCTTTTTCGTCGCTTCCAGCAGGTCGAAGAAGCGGTCGAACTGCCCCACGTCCGCCAGCCAGATTTCCTTTGCCGGCAGCCCGTCCAGATCATCGAGCACGGCGTTCAGGCGTTCGGCCTCGCTGTCGACGAAGGCGAAGGTCATGGTGCGCGTGCTCACCTGCGGCGTGGTGAAGGACGTCAGGTCGATCTTGTCCAGCTTCTCCACCACGTCCGAGGACAGGCCCGCGTAGGTCTTCGCCGCGATGTCTTCAATCTCCGCCCACAACTCGGCAAGGAGCGCAGGGTCATCCTCGCCCACAAGGGCATTGTGAGAAAGCTGGATGGCCACGGCTTGCGACCGCGTCAGGTCCTCTTCGATGATCATGACGAGGATGCGCTCGATCCCCGCCTCGACGGAGGCTTGTACGCGGTGGTTCCCGGAGAGGACTTCCACCCTGCCGTCGCTCAGGCGGTGGCACAGGGGCACGGACGACAGCCGCTTGTCCCGCCCGATGTTCGCCGTGAGCTGCTGGAACACGTCTTTTTTCAGTATCCGGGCATTCTTCTTGAGCAGGGAAATGTCCTTCGGGTCCATGACCGCCAGCGTCAGGGCGTCTCCGTACAGCGCCTTGCTGATGCGCGAAAGCGTGTCGTTCTCAGTCGAAAAATCCATGTTACCCCCATATCTTCAAAAGGTTATGCGCGCCTATCTCTGCCGCGACGTGCGCCGACAGCCAATCCCACAGGGCGTCGGAACCGTCCTGAAACCGCCAGAACGCCTCGAACTGATCACGGTGCCGCTTTGCCCACGAGTGGCTGTACAGCCACCTGAATCCCCCGTCCTCCTTGATGAAACGGACGGGGAGGCCCTGCCATAGCGCCCATGCATGGAGCACGTCCGGAGGAACATCGTTGACGGCGAGATATGCGGGCATAGCTTCGCGCAATCCCGCCGGGAGCGCCTCTTTTACGCTGGCCGTGCATCCGTCCTGTCCCTTTCCTTTTTCCAGAGAAGGGGAATTTGTGGGCGTTTCGCCCCCTCCCCCCTCAAGAACACGACCACGCGAAAATGCTTCCACCCTTCCGGGGGCATCGGACAGGCTGACGGAGCGGGGCAACCCCTCGGAGATCCACTCCCGTATATCCACGCCGAGGCCGTAGGCTTCGCCGGGGTCCTTCCCCTCCGGCGTCGGCCAGCGCCGTGCGTGCGGGTAGGTATCCATCCACCACTTCAATCCGGCCACACCGTTCAGGCTGTCCTCGTAATCGAGGGCGACCAGCAGCCGCACCGCGCCCTCAAGCAGGGAGTGAGCCTCGGCATCCGGCTTGCGCGTGTTACTCCTGACGGCGAGGGCACCGATCCCGCCCCCCGTCGCGTAGTGGCACAGGACGGCATCCAGTTCCCCCTCGACGATGACATATACGGAGAGCCTCGCCCGTTCCGCCTCTGGCCGCAGCAACAGCGGGCGGCGGCAGGAGCCTTCCAGCTCGATATACTTCAAGCGCTTCCGGCCCTCTTCCTTGACGAGATCGGCGTTGGGCTTGCGGATACGGAGGTTGATGAGCCGCCCGTCCTCGGCAAACAGGGGGATTGTGATCCCACGGGGGATGAACAACATGGTCATGGCTTTCCCGTCCTGCTCTTTTGGGGCGAGGCCAAGGGCGGAACGGGAACGATACCGGCCCGCCTTGCCGTTTTCCCCAACCAGATAACCGAGGCGGTAGGTGCGGACGGCCTCTTCCGTGATGCCACGGGCAGCAAGCCACTTGAGCGCTTCGGGATGGTTCCAGATCTCCTGCTCCGCTTCGGCTTGCAGTTTCGTCGCATAAGCCACCCACTTCTCCGTGGGGAGTTCCCACGCTTGCGGGGTAAACGTGCAGGACTCGGCACGCGGCTCACGCGGAGCGGGCCGATGACGGAGCCGAACCGGGGCATTGGAGATGCCAAGCTCGGCACACGCCTCCCGAAAGCTCAGTCCCTCAATCTCCATCAGGTACTTGATGCTGTCCCCGGTGAAGCGGCACTGGCGGCAGTAGCAAACGCCGGGGATATGGTTCACGGCGCAGGTGTGCCCGAGATCGTGCTCACGGTCCGGCCAGATGATGAAACGGTCGGACTTCCCCGGCTCCCCGCCGCACAACGGGCACGGGCCATTGAAGCCGTTTCCCTGCGCCTTCACTGCGCTGCCAAAGCGGTGCCGATAGTTCTCAAGCATGGTGGCCATATGATCCTCCCAACACTCCAAAGGAGATACTTTCATTTCATACTGATTTTTTTATTCTTTTTTTCTATGGGAGGATGGGAGGATTAGTATATAAAGTTTACACGCGCATAAATGGGATATGAGATCACAACGCATGAAAAGTTATGGGGTAATCCTCCCATCCTCCCACGTTTT